TTTGATACTGAATAGATTAATCGCATAGGCTCTCCAACCTGAACGCCGATCACGGCGCTGTCTAACCCATCTGCCTTTAAAAAGGTCTCGTCTGGGTAGTACTCTAAAATTTCTTCTAACATAACTTTAACTGTTTTAATTCTTTAACAACAAAATGAATCTGCTTACCTAGTGTAGTACGGTTTACTCTTGGCTTCATACCAAATGCAAACTCACCATAAGCATCTAACCAATGGTAGAACTTGGCGTTTGATATAGTATATCTACCTCTAGGCCCGTAGTCAGGATACTCATCAACAAAACTATTAAGCATGTCCTTACCTAGCGTCCTAGCGTTTGGCTTGGTGTCCATGTTATCTCTTGATGAGGCCCATTCGTAGAACTCTGACGACGTCTCAGCAATTAACTTGCGAACCTTTAAGTTCTTGAACTCACTACTCATCAACCCCTTCTGAAGGTACATCTGAAGGTTTGATATCATGTAGTTGTCAAACTTGATCCACTCGTCATCATGCCATCCGCTGTACAACATGTGACCAAACTCCTGCTCAGGGGTCTTGTTCTTGGTGTAGTACTGCTTGAACTCTAGGTCCCACTTACGTCGGTCGAATGAGTTGCCTGCTCCCCTGATCGCATAGTTGGTCGTGATGACAATCTTAGGTGAGCGTTCAAATGGAACGTGAATCTCGTCCTTGTTCTTCTTCTCCAAGCTGATGCCCTCAGTGATGACACTGAATAGGTTCTCAAACGCAAAGTTCTTAGCGACGTCATCAAACACCAACACCTGTGTGTCAACCTGAACGCGTTGGTATGGGAACGACTTCTGGAAGCTGAACCCCTTGCCATCAATCTTGACCATCTTCTTCATGTGGTTGATTGAGTTGACAAAGATACCCTTACCCGTACCGCCCTCAGGGTTGTCACTGATGACCTCATCGTTTAAGATGACAGCTGGACAATAGCTTGCTGGCTTGTGGCTGTGCATAAGGTATCCAAGTGTTGAGCGCATCGACTTAATCCTATCCGACTCACCGCCTGAGATGTTGCTGACAAATGTATTGAACTCGCACTCCTCAACGTTTGGTCGGTAGATAAAGTCTCTATTTATTCGCTGCATCTCCCACACATGGCCATCCAAGTCCTTGTAGTCAATCACATCTATCTTATCCCTAGTGACGTGCACAGCGCAGTTCATGTAGTACAGATAGGCCGACTGATTGGTGTCTTCTTTGAACGTTGCCTCAATCTTTGGAACAAAGTTTAGGAACGCCTCTTGGAAGAACTTGGTGTTCATGGCGAAGTAGTTGTACACCATCAAGTCATCGTAGTCCATCAGATAGTCAAGCACAAAGTCCTTGATGATATCCTCGTTGACATCGCTGATCAGGTTGTCCATCACCCTAACAAACACAAATGTCCTTGATCCTGGTGGGTAGTACTTAAAGAACCCGTTGTTATTTAAAAACGTTCTAAACAAGTGTGGCACTGCCTCAACCTTCCCTTTGCTCGACTTGGTCCAAAACTCTTCACAATCATCTACTGCAGATACTGCAGTACTCATCTTCTCAACCCTCTTGATCTCATCCAACTTCTCAACGTCCTCGTAGAACTTGGTGCCAAACGATGACATGTCCCGGTAGGCTGATCGACAAATCGTTGGTATCTCAGCATGCATCTCACCCGATGGGTCTTGATTCATTAACACAGACTGAGCCTCAGATTGATTGATTCCAAACTCCTTTAAGGCCACAGCAAAAACATACAGGTTGTTGTTGCGCTGTCCTGGGACCATGCCGTAGTTCTTGCCCCACCAAATGCTTAGTCGTCTGATGATCTCATTGGTGTCGTCTACTCGGATGGTTGTTGTTTGTGCAACCCTTGGCTGTGCAACAATTGGCCTAACCATGTCAATGAACACATGGCTATCCTCGTTAACATACATATCTGGGTCATACGACTCATAGCATACGCGGCTGAGGTTCTTACTCGTGGTGTCAAATTCATTGCAGAAGAACAGCGAGTGAAGGCCATCAAAGTAGTACTTATGGTTCTCAATGTCGGCAGGTATCTTTACCAATACCTTCAACCCATCACCTGATGGCGACATGAAGATAGCATAGGTGTAAGGGCTGAGCTGTAGCTCAAAGCGTTTGTCTTCTAAGGCCTGCTGATTTTCAAAGGCATCGAAATCGAGGCATATAAGACCACTGTGCATGATGCAGGCAGTGTCTGCACGCTTCTCAAACTTACCGCTGAAACATATGGCAGGTAGTAGTTTCTTTCGCTCATTGCGTTCGTCCTTAGTCGAGGCAGCTCTGACCGATTCTACTAGCTCCTTCGACTTCCCCTCCCTGATCCTCTTCAGCGCTTGGCTTACGTCCACGTGGAAAGGTGTGGAGGTTTGTGTAATCGATTGAAAATAAGTCACCATCTCCTAATTCTTTTTTGTATTCAATTATATTGTCCTCTATGTATGGGTCGCCCTTAAGCGTCCTTGCAATATGCGTGTCAATGGCGCGCATGATTGACGTGTGCCGGCGATTGAACTCACTGCCGATGTCATTTAGACTCATGTGGTAATGATGTCTCATGACAAACGCTAGGTAGTTCCGAACGTCGGCAACAGTCTTACACTGGCTGTCTCCGTCAAGATGGTCTCTCTTGATTATTCCCTTAATGATTTCTATCATAGTAATTAATTTGCTGTTCGTTTAGGCAATCGCTAAAGTCAGTTGGTATCTCAATGACGGTGTGCTCTACTTTTGGCTCCTGCATGTAGCTACAAACGATATATCCTATCGCTATGCCAGCTAGAAAATATAGTGCTTTCATTGTTGTTTAGTCCAAATTAATGCAGCTCCTATTGCTTCTTGCTCTTCTGCGGTAAGCTCTTCTTTATAACCAACAAAGCCTCGTTCATTTTGATATAAATAGTTTACTTCAGGAATAGTCTTAGTGTATTCAATCGCATCTTTTGGAGTCAATCCATAATCAGTTAGTTCTTTCATTGTTCTTGTTGTTTAAATGTTAAAAAATACATCTGAGACCTTTATAGTCTTAGGGTTGCCATCATTATCTGTTATCTCAAATACAGACTCCATGTTTATATTGAGAGCCTTCATGAACTTATACACCGGCTCCAAACGATCGATCTCTTTACTAACTATTTCAGCCGCTTTTTGGTAATACTCATCCATACCACTATCTCTCACAATCATCAGCCTCTCAATGTAGAGCGTTGCATCTTGCAACTCTTCCTGCAAATGTTTCAACCAGTCAAGTGTACTGAGGTCGTCGCGAGTTAGCATCGTCCCATACTTCTTTATCCCTGCTTGAGACCTCTCATGAAATTTATTGATTACCCTATCGACAATTGGGTCGGTCTGAATATTATCAGCCGTTGACGTTCTAAACCACATAATTAAATTAGATTAAAAATGGGTGCACTAGGATACACCCATTAAACCAAAACAACAAACCTGTCCTAGCAGGTGCTATGAACTAAAATGGCAAATCGTCAGTGTGCCCTGATCCTGGAGCGCTAGGCGCTACGTTAGGAGCGAATGCCGGGTTAGATGTAGTCGTAACAGCAAAGCCCTCAATTGTTGAAAAGTACTTCACCTGACCCTGTGGACTAGTCCACTCACGACCCTTTAAACTGAACGATACTTCGACCTCTTGGCCTTCAGCAATGCTCTCCAATAAGTCACACTTGTCGTTAACAAATGTGAATGGAATGTACTGCGGATACTGGTCAGCACCATCGGTTACAATGAACTCACGCTTACGAAATTTGTCGGAGATAGTCTCCACGTTGCCCACCTTGTAGGCAATCCCTTTGAATTTAAACATATAGGTATTAATTAAAAGATTACGGAAATAATTATTGTGATAGCTATTGCAGTAACAACTATCACGGTAGCTACGCCTATTAACTGCTTACCGACACTATCTTGGTATAACTGAACTACCTCAACCTCATCTGGATAGAACACATACTCTTTACCTTTCACTGTAATGTAGTATAGGTGTCCTCTCTTGTCTATCGGGAATAGTTCACCGACTCGGTTATATAGCGATGGGTATCCACCATCAGTAAGCAAGCGTATCATTGGTTCTTTGTTTTTAAATATTCAGTGTACCACTTGGCATAATCAATGCTGGCATCTAACGCTGCGTCCATGACTGCAATCTCATCGTCAGTCAACGTGACCTTAACAATAGTAGCGCGCAGCTGATCAGGCACGTCACCCATGTAGTGCAATGTAGGCTCGTCCCATTCGTTGAGCAAATCCTCAGGTGTGTCAGTCAGCATGTATGCCACCTCCCCATCTCGCCAATCAAGGCCGGTCATCTTACGTAGCATCAATAGATAGCTCTTTATCTGCCAGTCGTACCCAGACTCCTTGACCTTCTTCTGAGCCTTACTCTCTAACTTAGGGAACGTCTTCTTAGACCATGGGCTCTTGATGTCGATGACCTTCAATCGCTTTGTGTCGACGATGTCAGGGTGACCACCCAAGCACTTGTAAGCAAGCTCATAGAACTCATCACCCTCAACCAACTTATTGTAGTCAGTAAAGAAGATGCGGTTGTATAGCTCAATCGAGTCGTCCTCAATGCGCGTACCCTTGTCAGTCTCACGGCTACCAAACCAATCTTTGTACTGGTATGCAGTCGTGTTGATGATATCCTCAATGATTGTCTTGGCGCCATCACTGAGCTCAGGCTTAGAGTCACGCTTGGCAATCAACTCATCACGCTTCTCAGCCTGCTTATCAGTCAACTTAATCTTAGCTAACAGGCCATCAAGTGTAGCGGACTGAACCGGGGTTAGACCCCCGGTTGCGCCCGAAAATATGCCTGAACTATTGGATGCCCTTAATCTGATCATGTTGCGCCTGGTTTAAATTAAAATCACTAGTCAACTTCTCAACGGTTGTCTTGCCTTCCTGCAACGCCTGCAATGCTTTGGCAAAGCGAGCGTCGTCCAATGTTGGCTTCTCCTTCTTAGGTAGCGGACGTGTGCTGAAACGCAACGCATCAACCACACCCTGAGGGCTCTTGACCTTCTCTACCGACATGACAATCTGCTTGCCGATGTAGTCATTGAAGTCAAACGAGTTGAAGAAAACTTCGAGTCTCTTAAAGTTTGAGCGATTACACACCATGGACTTTTGGAATTCCTTGAACTTTACGAAGACCTTGTCTTCCTTTCCCATCTCACCGACCATGACGTCTTGAAATATTTTTTCGATTGTAACGATTCGTGGCTCGTACTTGCCATCGACTTCCAAGTCCCAACTCCCTAGGTACTTGTTGTCTTTCATTAAATTTCTCCAGTGCATTAGATTACAAATTTAGTTAAAAAATATTAAACATTCAAAATTATTTTACATATTCTATTCATCTCCTTCGTACTTAAAGGTTGCATATGCTTCAACAAAATCAGTTGGTTTGTCTTCTTGGTATCTAAAACAAATAACATATTCACCTGACTTTGTTTTAGTTACATAGACAATATATACCATACCATCACCTAGATTGAAGTAAGTAAATATTGGTGAGAATGGCTCATCTCTATCTACTTTAACTGTTCGCATCTTAGCATCATTGTACTCAAGAGTCTTAAGACATATATCAACTGCCTCATCCTTTGATGGTGTTAGCATGTAAAAATTACCATCTCTAACAACCTCATAATCTGGTCGATCAGGAATCCACTGGGCACTGACCGATAGAGATAGTAGCATGAACATTATAACGGCCACCAATGGAATCCCAAGGCTAGCGCGCAGGTTCTCGTTCTTGATTCTAGTGACAATGGCCATCCCGACCATTGACGCAATTAAAATTCTAATAGACATAATGTAAAGTATAAAGACATAAAAAACATTGCGATTCCCATTACCCGAATCGCTAGGTATTTTGAGATGCCGAATATGTACATCAGCAGAAATGAAATGGCTAGTTTAAACATGGCTCCTCAATTTTGATTTGTACTTTGGCTTCATCAATAGACTTGATCGGCAGGCTTGACATGATTGCACATAGCTCAAGTGCCGTCCACCTGTTAACTGCGAATAGCTTTAGAGTCCGGCCATTCTCGAACGTCACGATGTACCTTTTCAAGGTTGGCGACATAGATGATTTCATTTGCATCGATATTGGATTTAGTTATTGCCTCTTTAATACTACGCGCCTCAACCGTCACACCAGTGCACAGGATTGGGCTAACGTGGTAGCACACGTGATAGTTGCTATACCTCATAAGTGATAAGACCCCATAGTAGTTTGATTGTTTTTCTTTTAGCAGGCACTCGCTTGGTAGACCTGTTTAATTTAATTTCAATCAGCTCTGTTCTTATCCTATTCATATGTCTCTTGGTTGGTGCTCCGCTATTCCATGTGTATAGCTTCTTTCCATCTACCTTCTTGACATAACCTAGCTTCTTTACCACTATTAAAAAGTATTGATTGACTCGGTGCTTTTCTCTGATTTCAGCTAAAGTGTAGCTCTCTCTTACATACATGTCCTCTAAGACCGTCATGTACTTGGTCTGCAATCTTTGGTTCATCATAACTTTATAGATATTCCGTGTAATAAAAAATGGATGAGTATCTCCCTGTCATCCAAACTCAGGGATATTGACAAGCCGATAGTCCTACCGGCTGGCCAACTTTCAGTTAGTCTTATTTTCATTGTTCTTGTTGTTTAAAGGTTTTGATTACAATCCGTTCTTTGGCAACTATATCCACCAACTTTTGGATGACCACACCTGCATTGTTCTTGTTGTTTAAAGGTTTCATCCCAATACTCTTCAAATGTTTG